CATTGTACCACCCGCGGGAGCTAGCAAAGGATTGATAGCCCCGCTATTCCGGTCGGCCTTGCCCTTCCGCTGTTGGAACCATACTACTTTAGCTCTTTCGTGATGCAACCTGCATCGATCAACAATAAAATCTTCCAGATAGCGAAGCCATCGAAGAACACAATACATCGGTGGCCAGCCGCGTAACTCATCTTGATCACCGTATCTACTAAACTGGATAAAAACATTAGCTACAAACTCAGAAGCATGTTCAGCTTGTAAACCACCAAATTTCTCTACTTGTACTTCATAATCAATATCTTGATACCATTCTTCTTTTTGGTCCAGCTGGATCTGTGCTTCTCGTTTATAGCCTAAGAGTGTCTCATAATCACCTGGATATGTTTCTATCTCGGTGATCTCTTTAGGTCTATATTTCCGTAATGAAATGTTACCGGTAGCGGGATCTACAAAATATGTGGAAAAATACTCGCCTTCTTGAAAAAGCTCTTTGACAAACTGACGCTCTCTTCGTTCAATTTTATTATCTTTTCTAAACTTAGTGAGTATTTCTCGTACCTGCTCTGAAGGAACATCCCACATCGCGCCATCACCTATGGTATAGTAGAGCAAATTCTTCACGATGCCTACGGCATGGGGATCAGAACGAGACTTAATAACGGATGCATCTTGAGCCATAAAGAGTTGTTCTACACTGGGTTCGCGATTCATCGAAACACCTGAGCCCCCACCCCCTATGGTCATCCACCCGCCGGTAGAGAACTCCAATAAGCGTCGTAGCCCACTCACCACTTTTTCTCTAACATTGTTATCCCGTAAACGATCAAAGAGCCGATCATTCTCGGGAATATAGAGACTTTCAGGCCGATGAGAGGTTAAAAATGTGTCGAACTGATCAGTTCGTAATGCAGCAAAAGGGTCCCTCGTAGAATTACGCATATTCCATGTACGTTCTTCCATCACCGCTGTGGATAATCTACGAGTAAACTCTTCATCCGACATTACCAAAGGTAGCGATTTTTTAAGACGCTTCATAAATTCCATTATAAACCCAGCTCCGCATAAGGGTTATCATTACTATGTAATAAGTCAAAATGATCGTACTGGGCCAGATCGGTTTGGAGAAACTGTTGCATATCACCAGGATCATTTATTTTCTGTAATATTCGTTTAGCATTATCAGCACGAACAGCATTTTCCTGCTCAAAACGATGATCATGCATGGCATCATCATAGACACCTACAGCTGATCCCATATCGGGAGCATTATTTTGACAATTATAGGCAGCTCCCGCCATACCACTTACTAAGTCAATTTTGCTAAATGTCCCATGATCTACTACTCCCCCTTCTTTTATCTCGGCACCTTCTGCTTCCTCTATGAAGGGATGAACTCCTGGATCAGGATGATGCAAGATCCATTTTTCCCATGCAGGTATGGAACATCGAGCATGATAGATAGCATTTTTCAGCGAATTATGGGCATCTGCATATTGTTTTCCTGTACTTTCTCGTTTTATATGCCAATCCTTGAGCTCTCCACTGGTTTTCATAGCTTTGACTACTTTGACAGAAAAAGCCGTCCGGTCAATCGATAACCGAGAGACACGAAAACCCTCCTGAATGAGGATCTGGATGATCATAGATGACTGGAAACGGTCAAACGTGATCAAGTCCAAATAAAACCCTTTTCTGCGAAGCTCTAATACAATCTCTGGAATGAGCTGATACTCTAGTTCTTTCTCTTTAGATACCTCGATCACACCTAAAAAATCAAAGTAAACATAAGGAAGACGGATCTTCTGCACTTTATCACCCAGTGTAACGTCTCTATCGACATGATACGGAGCATGGCACATGGCAAAGCCGACTCTGTCACCGGTCTCCGCGAGGTCGAAATGAGCGTACCTAAATACCTCCGGGTTTTCGCATGTAAATGAAGAATCAAACCTTAGATTCACGAAATCCCACGCATTTTCTCGGGTATAATCTATACAATTATATATGGCTGACCGTTGACGATAGAAAGGAGATAATGCACGCATCGGTATACACGCCAAATTGCGCAGAAATTCTTGGCGATTGGCTAAGAAGTTACGCCGCAGCTCATTCGGAATCGCTACAATCGACATTAGCTAGTCACCTGTTTCACGGAAGTGCCCGTCGCATCCATGATGATAGCTTCTTGTGCTTGTTTCATCATGATTAATCCACAGGAAGGGCACTCCAGCCATTGCTTTGTTTCTTTCAGTTTTGCTGTACAATTAGGACAGGTTTCAGGTGGTTTTCGTGGTTTTTTCATGTCTATACCCCTACTACGTTTAGTATCTGATACACACATAAGGCGTCTGACAGCGAGTCATGGTGTCTGAGCGTGATACCTAAAGACTCCGCTACCGTTTTCAGTTGAAAATTAGCTACGTGCCGCCGATTAAGTACAGGTTTCACTTTGTCGATAGCATTAACTACATGATAGCACAGACCAAAATGTCTAAGCCAATTATTTTCGAATGTGCCCCAGCCGATGAGCTCGCAATTTTTCGTGAACGCTAGAAATAACGGTTTTATCTCAGATAGAGGTGGAGATAAGTCCAGTATCTCTTGCTTAAGTCCGGTCATGGCTATGAGGTTGGTAGGCACCCTCATACCGGGATTAAGTAACCAATCAACGATATCGAGTACATAAGAACCCTTCGCTTTAATACAGGATATACGAGTGATAGCCCCTGTTTTGGGGTCTAACCCCGTGGTTTCAATGTCTATATAGCAACGGATCATAGGTATTTTTCCTTTATTTAATAAAACAAACCACCATCAAGCCACCATCACGCCAGAGGCAGCCAGCATCAACCACAATCAAACGGGATCATCAACACTAGTCAATACCTCTATATTCTTCCTGCCGCTTTGTGGTGTCACTGGCGCCTCGGTTTGATAACAATATGTTGACAATTATGAAATCTTCTTGCCAAGAGTAACGAGCGTACGCAACCACGGAACATGGTCTCCCCATTCTTCCGCTTTTTCTAGTAGCGTCTTACCAGCACGATCGCCATAAAGGCCCATTAAGAAAGCAACGATGGCGGTCAGATACGATACATAGGCTTCGGCGAAACTACCCGACACTGCCTCGCTAGTCCACGTAGTGGCTTGTTCTCCCAAGATCCCAATGGTTACCACCATGCGTACTAGAAACTGCCAGGGTCGTTCTCCGATCCACGCTTCCCAGTCAAACTCTTCCTTTTTTCGAGCTCGGGCAATATCGCGAATGATACCGACTAACATGCCTATAGCGCTCATGATAATAGTCATACAGGAATAACTCCTTTTGATGGGTTATTGGTAGAGATCTCGTGAAGTACAGTGGTTATGGTGTCAAGTTGTCGCTGGATGTCAGTGAATCGCGCTAGCTCCAGCTCGCTTTGTGCTCGTTGCCAGAGATGGCAATGAGCTGCTGTCATAAATTGATCATGTTCCGTAGTATTAATTTCTAGTAACCGGTCAATACGTTGTATAGTAGTCACCTCGGCCTCTTTTCTAACAAAACGATCATGTTCTTGACCATTCGTATGTAATAAAATCTCGTGACGTGCTATGGTACCATTGATAGCATCTACTCGTGATTTGGTAGCTATTTGTAGACGTAACATCCAGAAAATACCCCCTAAAATTAAACTTAGAAGGGTGACAGAAAAACTAGCCAATGATATAGCTGTTGTACTGTGCATTTCGATCAAGGGCCACCTCTATATAGTCACGGCCGCAAAGCGTTGACGAATGATCTCTACAGGCTTTTTGCCGGTAGGAGTTACTAACATACCCAGGTCATCGTTTTTGAGTGTTATTTGGCCCAGGGAGGCTTTTTGTTGAATCAAAGGAGGTATAGCATCATGATCGAGAATCAATAGCTTACCGGAAGCAACTGCTTTTTCTTCTGTTACTTCTTCTAACGTTTCCGTATCGGCGTAAAAGAACTCGTTAGAGGGAAAGAACGCCTTTCCTTTAGCGCTCCAGGTGGATCGACGGCGCCAAAAAATGCCGGACTCATCGCCCAGTTCGATCGCTTGGCGGATTTTTCGCTCCATGAAGTCTTCGGGATAGCGAGGCGACGAAAACATGACTAGATAACCCGGTACTACACCGTTTTTCATGAAACGAGAAGTCATACGATCCCAGATAGCGTTGTACGCTTCTTCAGCAGCGTCGTAGACCTCACCTCCTGCTTTCTTGCTGCCTTCAATGTGTTCCATAAAGCAAGCCTCATCCAACCCTCCACTATAGAGATTATATCCCAGCGCCGATAATGCGCTAGAGCTACCTGCAAATACCATGGTGTTGTTGGTATCGAT